CTTTAGAAACTTTACATACTTATACAAAACAAGAAGATGGATCAACTACTAGACCATTAGGTGAACTTCCAGTATTGGAGAGTTAATGCCAATTAATAGTTTTCTTTACCCAGGAGCTAAAGCATCTCCGCCAGCTTATGAAGTAGCTAACTCTTGTAGGTTTGACAAAGGAAGTTCTCCTAGTTTATCTAAAACATCAGGAACACCAACTAATGCTTTAAAGTGGACTTTTTCTGCTTGGGTAAAAATATCAGGTATTGCTAATGATACATTTTTATTAGATTTTAATACTGATACTAATAATAGATCACAAATTGGTTTTCAAGATTCTGATAAAGCAATTATTGTTTATGAAAAAGTAAGTGGTTCAACGAGTCAATTACTTCAAACATCAGCTCAATTTAGAGATCCATCAGCATGGCTAAATATTGTTGTTTCGTGTGATCGAACTTTAGGAACTGATACAGAAAGAACAAAGATTTATGTAAATGGAACAAGAGTTACTTCTTTTAGTACAGCTGATGGTGGTCCAAATTATCCAGCACAAAATACTAACGGAATAATTAACACAGCAGTTTCTACTTTAATTGGTAAATATTCACAATCTACATTATTTTATGATGGTTATATGTGTGAGGTAGTTTTTATTGATGGAACAGCATATGCCGCTTCAGACTTTGGAGAGTTTGACGAAGACTCCCCAACAATATGGAAACCAAAAGACCCATCAACATTAACATTTGGAAATAATGGTTTTTATTTAGATTTTGAAGATAGCAGTAATTTAGGTAATGATGCTAATGGTGGAACAGATTTTACAGAAACTAATATAGTTGCGGCAGATCAAGCAACAGATACTTGCACAAATAATTTTTGTACTTTAAATCCTATTGATGCTTCTGCTTTGTCAAACACAGCAAATACTTTTTCTGAAGGTAATTGCAAAATTACAGATGGTTCAAACTATTATCTTCTTGCTCAATCTACATTTGCAGTAACTTCTGGTAAGTGGTATTGGGAAACTTTTATAGATGCTACTACTAGCAATACTGTTTCAGGTCCAGGAATTGCGGATGTAGATGGTTTTGATAGAACAGATGGTGCAGCCAATACTGCTTATGGTTGGATTTATGCTCCAGATGGAGATAAAAGAAATGCTGGTACATCTTCTTCTTATGGAGATACTTATGCCGCAAACGATATAATTGGCATCGCTTTAGACATGGATAATAAAGCAATTTATTTTTCTAAAAATGGAACTTGGCAAGCAAGTGGCGACCCAACAAGTGGTGCAAGTAAAACAAATGCGGCTTATACTAATTTAACAGGAACAGTAGCTGCTCATGTTTACGATGGTGCTAGTAGTGAAGCACATGAATTTAGTTTAAATTTTGGTGGTTGTCCAGCGTTTAGTATTTCATCAGGTAACGCAGATGCTGATGGTTATGGCAATTTTGAATATGCACCACCTTCGGGATTTTATTCTTTGTGTACTAAAAACTTAGCGGAGTATGGAGGTTAAATGGCAGCTTATACAACAATAGACGATCCATCAGCATATTTTAAAGTTCAGCTTTATACTGGTAATGGTTCAACAAATGCTATTACTTTTGATGATACTGATACCAACATGCAACCTGATTTCGTCTGGTTGAAAAACAGAAATAGTTCTGCTCATGATCATTTTCTTTTTGATTCTGTTAATGGAGTACAACAATTTTTATCTTCAAATGATACTGGTGCTTTAGCATCAGCAGATAGTACTTATTTAACAGCATTTAATAGTGATGGATTTACTTTAGGTTCTTCAGATGGAATGAATGAAAATACTATTACTTTTGTTTCGTGGAATTGGAAAGCTGGAACAACATCAGGAATAACTACAAATGGCTCAACTACTATTACACCAAGCTCTTATTCTTTTAGTTCTACAAGTGGATTTTCAATTTTAAAATATACTGGAAATTCAACAGCTGGTGCAAAATTAGCACATGGTTTAGGTGGTTGTGATG